ATACAGCCATACGTCTATTGTCTGTAATCTTTTGAACAATACTTTTTTGGTAATCATACATTTCAAAAGGAACTAAGCCTTTATCAACGTGGACAATTTTAATATATTCTTTAGAAAAATAAACTGGATCTTTTGAACATTTTAAATATTCCTTAATAAGCTCCGGAGTAAATTCAATTTCTTCTTGTACTTTTTTTAGATGTGAGTTGCCTAGATAACCGTCACCCATCGTTGTCGCCCTTAATCATTTTAAGTAAGTCAGCAGTTGACACAATTAAATTATTATTTACTGTGTTTGTTTGTGCTGCTTCTCGTGGTGCATTTATTTCTTCCTGAGCAAATTTCTTTTTAGATGAAATATCAGCAAAGTCTTTGTTTGCATCAAGCATTGTTTTCATCAAAGTAGAGACAACTTCAAATGCCCTAGGTTGCTCAGATTGTTTAGCTATTTCTAACATTTCTTGCATAGCATCTTGACCCAAGGCTATAACACCTTGAATATTAGTACGGACTTGATCTAGATCTTGGAGGTTTTCGTCGTCTTCATCTAATATTACAGCAGGAGGAGTATGTTCTTCAACATATTCGATCTCTGTTGAGATTTCAGTTTCATCTATTTCTGACATCGGCCTAATACCTAGTGCTGAAGAAATTTTATCATCACTCATTATACATCCTCAATAATTGTAATAATTCCCCAATCGTCATCGAACTCTACTTGTTGATATGGAACAGTATTTGCAGATGCTGGGGCTGCTATTGTCACGGTTGGAGCTGTTGAATATCCAGCGCCAGGGTTAGTAATATTAATTGCAGAAATGTCACCGGATTGAGACACTGTAGCGGATGCGGTAGCTGTTATGGCTGCTGCTGGATCTATAGTAGTATTTGCTGTTAGGTAAAATTTACCAGGATTTGTAATGTTAACAGCTGACACTGTACCGTCTGTAAGAACGGCTGTAGCTGATGCTTGGAAGTCTGATGGAGTGCCGTTAGGATCGCTAATAGTAATTACAGTATTAGAGTTATAGTTCGCTCCAGGTGCTACAACGGTCAATCCAGTAACCACTCCGTCAGTTACTTGAACTGTTGCAGCTGCAAATTCTTTCTCAAAGTTACCAGTAAAATCAGATCCAGTTTGAGGAGTAGTTGGTACTGTGTAAGTGCCAACAGCAGTGAGGCCAGTAATTTGGTCAATGATTACGTTATCTATTGCACCTTTAAATGATGGGGTTGCACCTCGTTGACCTGCGATAACTTCAACACCACCACCCAGAATAAATCCTTGTGGTGCGTTTCCACCAAGGTCTACCACACCGTTGATTAACCATCTTGCAGTACCACCATAGTGTTCTATTCTAACATGATTCCATTGGTTTAAGTTAAGAACCTCGGGTGTACATCTAATTGGTGGGCTATTAAAGTTTGGCCTATAAACAATTTCATAATCAGGCTCGATTTCAATTCGCATTGTTGTGCCATTCCAATGGATAACATTGTGAACACCTGATGCTGGAACTTCTTCTGGGTAAATCCAAAATTCAACAGCAAAACCTTGGCCTGCTGTAATAAGGTTTGTTGCCATTGTGTGGATTAAAGTTTCATCCGTGTCAGCATCAAAATACAGAGCGTCGTCGCCATATTTTATGTAAGGAGATTTAGCTGGTGGTGCTGGAATTGTAACCGTAGCTGAGTTGTAATATGTTCCTGGTTCAGTAACAGTAAACGAGTCAATAGCTCCATTTGTACCTAATACTAAATCAGCAGTAGCTGTAGTTACTGGGCTGTCTGGCTCGTTAATAGTAATAGCCGGTACTGATGAATAGAATCCGCCACCTGTGTCAACATTAATTGATGAAATGGATGTATTAGCAATAAGAGAACTAATCACCGCGTCAACTGTAGATGGTGAAGAAATATCAACAACAATAACATTGTTTGCGTTATAGATTTGTCCATCATCAGTAATGTTAATAGCAGTTACTTGGCCTGATGTAATTTCTGCCGTGGCCGTAGCAGTTTCACCTAATTCGTAAACAGGGTCACCATTACTATCTAAGCCAGGCTGTATTGTAATTCTTTCTTCAAACGCAGTGTTAGCCAAGGTACCTGTTGCAAGACCAATATCGATAAACTTAATAAGCTTTTTCTTTTTCTCAGGACCAAAATAATATCCTTTGAGAGTAAAGTTTAGAGTGTATAAGATTGATTGTCTTGTTTCAAAGTCGCCTTCATACAAATCCTCGGTTGTTACACTATTCAATACAATAGGAATATCAAGAGGAGCCATGTCTTCTATCATTTTAACGGAAGCGGTCCAATCAGGTGTAAAGAATGGAATGATTTGTTCCATAATTTTAGTAGCGTCTTCCTGATATTTTGTCATAATATACAAAGAAAAATCTAGGTTGTATGGAACTGGCGCGTATTGAAAACCTCGAGAAGCGTCTGTTTCAGATGAGCTTTTACGAATTTTATTTGTAGAATTAACTTTTCTAATTGGATCATATAACAAGCTCGTGATTTCAAATGACATTCTTGGTAAGCGAATAGATTGAGTTCTACTATTTAATAGGTCTGGATCCTGAGCAACTCGAGCTAATACTTTTTGAAACGGTGCATAGGATATTGGAACAATCATAGATTGAACTAAGTTCCCAGCATTGTCTTTTCTTTCAATTTTAAGCTGATTAAAAAGAGTACCAAACAACGCTACATATTTGCGTGTGGTTTCGTTATAGAAATAATTTGCAATTGCCATTTTAATCGCCTATGCTAATTGATTCACTGAATGGATCAATTTCTGAAAAGTCAAGAATGTCATCAGCCGTTGATTCAAAATCAAAGTTTTGAGATATTGGATCAGTGTTTGCTAATTGGGTAAGAGTTGTTACTGCGTTATTCCCAGTCATTACTGTTGTTACGTCATCAAAGTAATGGTCAATCTCATATCTGCCTGTATCGAACCTCTCATTAGAGTATTCCATAAGTTCGCATTTCATATCGTAAACTTGTAATGCACCAGACTGATAGAATACAGACTCATGTTCAACATAAGTAATTCTGTACATCTTTTGGTTTAATGGCATCCAAATGATATCGTTTTCTTTTGGTCGAATCTTTTCAGCATCCTTACGGGTGACATGCCTTTCAAAGGTTCTGATAGCCACTGCAAAGGTTACTGTGTCTCTGATTTCTAAACCAAAGCGAGACATAAAGTCGCCTTCACCTTCAAAACCATCTACGTTTTTAACATATACTTCAAACTCATACATCTCATCATATAGTGGTGTATCGTTTTCGTTAAAGATAACATCTCTATCTTTATTGAACTCACCACTTATATAATCAATATCAATGCCATAAACCTGGATAGACTCAATAACTAAATCGTCTATTAGGTTTTGTTCGTTGAAATTGTCGTAATTTCTAAAGTATACGTTCGTTGCCATAACTTATCCAATAAAATTGTAAGTGAGAGGCTGCAGGGAATTGATTGCATCCTCTTCCATTTTTTCGCGTTCAGCTCGGGCTTCCTGTAGAATCTGTTCTCCATTAAATTGTACACCACCAACAAGCTGCATATTTGTAAACTTAGTTAGGTTGAGACCCCATTGTTCTCTTACAAGTACTGAAGCATAATTTTGTAACCAACGATCTGACCAAACATCAGCATATTCATCAGGGTCAATAATATCGTAAGCTTCAACGATAATATATCTTCCAACAGTCAAGCTTGATTTTGCAACATCGATATAAAGCTTATTGACGTGTTTGTTATATCGAACCATTTGTTTTCCTACAAGCATTTCCTGTAAGAACTCTAAGTGTTGCATAGTCATATAATAGTTAGTGATACCATATGATGTAAGGTCTGTAAGGTTATTTAAAACAAATTGGTATTGAACATTAAACATACCAGTACTTGCTGAAATAGATGTGTTTAAGTCAAACACTTTTGAGATTCCAAGTAAACCTGCTGGCAACGTGATATATCCGTTGTCTACATCGTTTTGTGTAAGCTCATGTCTTAAGTAAACCATTTGAGAACCATTGTAATGGTAATCTCTCCAAAACGAAACTGCTTCGTCTACCCTGTCTTCAATTTGTTCTTCCGAAACATTAACTTGAATAACCGGCGCACCGATTTTTCTTAGGATATAATCTTTAAATTCTTCTCTTGATGCTGGTTGTGGCATTATGCTATCTCATCTTTTATGACTACTTTGATGTAACCAGTGTTTGGAAAAGTTTCAATCTTACCACTGTTGTAAGTAATTTGAAACTCAGCGCTATGAATACCCGTGTTTGCGGTGTCACCAGTTTGCCATTCATACGCAACAATACCCTTGTTGGGATTAATAACTGTACCTACACCGTTTGTAACTAACGCATTACTATTCTCATCTCGCATATGGAATCTAACCAATGATGCGTCAGCCATAGATTTTACACGACCGTTAGAATCTGTAAGCACAGCTTGAAGCGATGGAGCAGTATCGTTTTGTTTTATATAAAAGCTTGCCGCCATTATTTTTCTCCGCTTTTTCTTATATTTATTAATATCAATATAGTAGAATTTCTACGTCAGTAGCACCATCGCTTATAATTCTTACTGCATTGGATTCTTTTGGTATCAAATAACCGTTAAAGTCGTTATCTATAAACTTCAAAGAATTGGATCCAGTAGTACTAAATAAGTGTGTGGATAAATTGGTTCCTTTGCCTTCAACACTAAAGTCAAACCCTGTAAGACCATCGCCAAGGGAAAATACAAATATGTTCGTATCAAGGTTAAAGGGGAGTGTAATATCACCAACGCCAGCGATAACTGTTTCAGCAAAACCGTTTGCACTGAACTCAATTCTATTAATCCATTCTGAGCTTAAGAAGCTTTGGATACCAAACTCTAAGAATGAGCTTCCAGTAAATCCAAATGATAAGTCAGCCGAGGCTTGAATAATAGGGGGAGTGATTGCCGCCGAAAATGTAAAATCGAGCGGTAGTGTTTGCATGTCACCAGTAATTGGAACAAATACATCTGAGTCAAATGTGTACTCTATTGTTTGCGCAGGTACACCACCTGTCACAATAGAAAAACCTCCTCCAAAGAAGGTATAGTCTAACGTTGATGTAAATACTCCGTTTGCGGACATTTAACTAGTCCTTTATGCACCACCGGCAGTAATTGTAAACGCTGTGATTGTAATTTGCTGACCAACCGCGATGTTAGTGTTATCGAGCTGCATGTCGCCGCCACCACCTGTAGCTGTAATGGTACCTTGCATATGGCATGTTGATCCGCCATTGTCGTGTAACCTAAAATAGCCAGCCGTTCCTGATGCGTCAGCAGATAAGTCTTGCCAAGTACCAGATAAAACAATTGATCCTAAAGCAGGGGTGTCAAGCCAATTGGCAGGTAATACCATAGTTGCTAGAACTGTACCTGTATTTGCTGAACCACAATCCGATGGAACTGTACCTGAGGAAACTGTCATGATTGGATTAGTGCCGATTGTAGTTTCTAGTGCTTGAAGCGTAGCATTCCTAGTGTCTACTGATAACTGAAAAGCCATCCTTTTCTCCCTTTTATTGAGTAAGTTATTTCATATATATTTATAAAAAATGCAATATAACCGTTGACAATAAAATAGAGTGTGTTATAATAGTCTTATCTACTACAAAATAATATTAGTTTCTTCTTTCAATGTCTTCTTCAGACAAGGTATCTCCCATCCAGACTTCAATTACCTTAACTGGAGTCGATCCGACGTTAGTCGCACGGTGCCATGTCTTAACAGGAATGTCAATGCTGTCTCCAGTAGAATAAACTTTAGATGTTTTGTATCCATTTGGAAACTCAAGATTCATTTCAAGCTTACCATCTACGATATGCCAATGTTCGGAACGAACAAAATGTCGTTGGTCTGATAATGATTTACCCGTATCAATAGACAATTCCTTAACTTTCCAATGACCATTATTATCTAGGTTACGGTATTTACCCCATAGTCTTTGTGTTTCAGGCTTATCCCAGTTTTCAAGTAACCAAGATGAACTGTTCTTTTTATCATTACCACCAACACCAAACACAAAACCAATATCGCATTCGTCTTTAAGTTGACGTGCATATTCTACTTCAGGTGTTGTACCCTTTTGACGATCTCCACCATTAGCAAATATGATTTTTGAATTTCTAGGAAATGTGTCTCTAATATGTCTAATAGCTTCGCACGCATGATTTTCGCTATCATCAAATTCAAATACACCACCAACACATTTAATTTCTTTAACAATAGCAGCACGTTCAGACATTGGCATAAATGGTCTACCCTTTTTACGAGTTAGCCAATCATCTGAGTTTAAACCAACCATAAGGATATCACCAAGTTCTTTGGCAGCTTTAAAATATTCAATATGGCCTGAGTGAAGTGGATCAAACCCGCCGGTTACTACAACAACTTTCATTCCCATTATAATTTCTCCATCATGTAATCCCAAGCAAAAGTAATACCAGACTTGGATTTCATTTCTTTTTTCTGATGTGCTACTCTTGGATGTACCCACCAATCTTCATAAGGTGAACTAGGATCTACAGCAACATCACTTACTAATAGTATATATCCAAGTTTAGCCAAGATCTCTCTGGATTCTTTCCTAAAATCATTTCCCCACCAAACTGCATTGTGTTGAAACTGAATAACATCAAACTCGTAATTATCAAATGGCATATTCTTCAATGCGTCAATAGATGCTTTCTCTGCATTGATTCTAAGAAAATCGATTTTTCTTTCAAAACAATGTCTAGCAAATAAAGATTTATAATCAATAGTTCCAGCATCGTCAAGTATTACATTACTTTGTCTTTTACGAGAATATATATGACACATACGTTCATCGTTGTCAATAGATATTCCTTTCCATCCAAACTCATTTTCAAGCAATAATGTGTTATTGAAAAGTTGTGGATGGCCTGAACCAAGCTCTACAAAGGTACCATTTTCTCTACCATTAAGTACAGATAAAACAAACATATCTTGGAAATGGCGGGAACTGTTTGATGTAACTTTATCAAGTCCATCGAATTTATATTTATATCTGCTTTCTAATGAACTATCATAAGCTAATGTACTTGGGTAACCATGCTGTAAGAGTAATGAGGTAACTTCCTTATCAATTTCTTTATTTAATTTGTTTTTATATTTAAGGTCAAAGGCAAGATTTTTAGAACTATCACGGCCATCAGTTTTCCATTTAGCTCGGGCGTATAATAACTCAAGTGCATGGTGACCTGGATAGTTTAAATCATTATCAGGTGCAGCTACATTGGTAGCATTTGATAAACCCATTTTAGAGTACATCATAGCTTCGCGCCAATCACTACGTTCTTCTTTAAACTTAGCCATAAAATAATAAGCTTCAGGTCTTTCAGGCATAGTTTCAATAGCCATTTTAAGCAGACCCTCTGTACTATGGTCTCGGTTTTTACTTCTATGGAAAATATGAGAGCCAAGAATTACTGATTTATATTGAATCCAATTCT